GCGATCTTTACTCCGAACTCAGACATCAAATGTACGTACTCAGATGCTACATCATGATCACTGATCACGACGTCATCTCCAAGCACCGCATACCATGTGAACCAAGATCTATGTCCCACTCGCCAGGCGGCGAATTGGACTATAGCATGATGGGTCCACGCCAGCATCCCCCACGAGGAATAAGCCCCCATTGGCTGACCTACGCTGTATCTGACATAGGTAGAACCTTTGCCAAAAGTGGTACCAAACTCTTTTGGAGTACGGTAATCACGTTCAGTTAGTAGGGCACGCCAAGTGTTGGCGAATGACTCTAGGGTGAACACTCCGAGGACAAGTACCTGTAACGAGATGGGAAGTCTATCCGTTGCCGCACTAAGGTCATAAGACCAAAAATGCGTCCGACCCGCCTTTGAGGCACGCTCAAGCAATTCCTTTACAGGTTTCGCCTGATCAAACGTACCATCTTGAGGAATTTTCCCCAAGACTCTATCAAAAATGAACCGGTGCAAAGGATATAATAACCATTGCGTCCAGATATCCACCATTGCAACAATCCGTTTCTTACCAGGTTCTTCCACTACTGAAAGTTTACCAACATCGAATTGCGCCTGTCCTCCGCACCATTCCGAATCAGGGCTGAACTGGGGGTCCAACCCTAACTTAGTTTGGCTAGCGTAACATAGCTTCGACCAATTCTTAGACGTCTTAACGACATCCTTGAACCAGGGAAGCCACTCTAGTTCAGACGTACCAATGAAGGCCCGCATATGAGAAATTATCCCGAAAAGCTTAGGCCGCGAATGAATCGCGATCATGTCAGTCCAAGCATTCCCCACAGCGAGTACCTTTGAATAGGAGGAATTAGGGCCAGAGGTAAACATCCACTTCCAGACGGGAGTGAATGCCACCAACCGAATCGCACCTCTCAGACCATTTGGGTCGCCCCAAAAGGCTGAGTCCTCACGATCACGAACACCACGATAAGGTTTAATACCAAACCCTTCCGACCACTTAACGAAAGTTGAGAGAAACTCCCGAAAAGCAGACATCAGGGCAGAGTCTATATCCTTTCCTGGGTCCGTAACCGTAGATAATGATAACTTTCCACGATAGTCAATAACTCTATAAAGGGTTAAAAGACCAAGATAGAACGAAACCACAATACGATCTCCCCGAAGGAGCCGCTTACGATGTAAGACGGGAATCCAGCGAGGAACCCCCCGGTTCGTCACGGATGTGGCAACGCCAGCATCCCGAGAATTAACCAACTTACTTCCGGCTAGAACACGTTGAATTATCAACATATTCGCTTTCAGAAAGATGGCTAACCCTTTGGAACCTTGGTTATGCTTAATCCTCATCACTAACCTAGTGAAATGGAACACAGCCTTAACCCAACCACGGGATTGTCCACCAATCATCATCGGAACGGCTCGGATGAGACGCTCCGACAATGATGAAAAGCTTTTTACAGCTTTTTGCCAAATAGCCGACGCTGTCTTCAGCTGTAAAGCTAATTTCAGTGTCATGTTAGGATTATTATATTATAAAATAACCTAGCATCCTGTTAAGGTGCTATCCTTCAGTTTCCATACCCCCCCGTAAGGGGGAACGGGCTGCAGGCAGGCGATGAAGCCCAGGTGGTTAACCTCCATGGTTGCTCAAGGCAACGTCACTTCCATTCTTAAGCCCCCTTACCCCGAGAGTTTCCTCCCAGGATCAGATTTTACGGGTAGTTTCCTAGCCCAACTTAAAAACTTGGTGTGCTCCTTGAGTACCATGTTACATCACTCGGTATTATCCGAGGGTGTGGTAGCGTACAGAAGAGCCCCTTGCTGTTGGCATTAATTTAGGGAATATTATTCACCTGCAGTAATCCTGCTCTGGGAGCAATCTCTCCTCCTCTTGGTTAGAGAGGTTGGGATAGGGTTCTGGTATCCCTGGATACGCTCCACTAGATGCATCATCTAGCCCTTTGGAGAAAAGCCAGCCAACAACAATCCGTCGCTTAAGACACAACTTGCGTTATGAGTCAAACTAAGACTATCGTGACCGGCCCTGGCAACAGGACTTTGTCACCGGACCCTCTTG